AACGTCAATATGATTGTTAAAATTAACGAGCATTTTTATGCTCAAACAACAGGGGTTTAATCATGGCTATTAACAGAGCACAGCTAGCCAAAGAGCTAGAACCAGGTCTAAACGCCTTGTTTGGAATGGAGTACAATCGTTACGAAAACGAACATGCTGAAATCTTTGAAACCGAGTCTTCTGACCGTGCTTTCGAAGAGGAAACAATGATCGTTGGTTTCGGTAATGCGAAAGTAAAAGGCGAAGGAAATTCAGTTGAATTTGATTCAGCTTCCGAAGGCTTTACTTCACGTTACTCACATGAAACCATTGCGTTAGCGTTTGCTCTTACTGAAGAAGCAATCGAAGATAACCTTTACGATAGATTAGGAGCTAGATATACAAAAGCTTTAGCACGATCTATGGCTCATACAAAGCAAGTAAAAGCTGCTTCTGTTTTGAATAACGCTTTCTCATCCAGTTTTACTGGTGGAGACGGTGTTGCTCTAGTAAGTACAGCTCATCCATTAGCGGGTGGCGGTACTTTAAGTAACAGACCAAGCACTTACTCTGACTTGAATGAGACTTCGTTAGAAGATGCCATCATTTCTGTGTCAACTTTTACTGATGATAAAAGCATGATTCTTGCCCTTCAAGGCAGGAAACTAATCATTCCACCACAATTACAATTTGTGGCAGATAGATTGCTTAACACACCAGGCAGAGTTAGCACATCAGATAATGACATCAATGCTATTAAGAATATGGGTATGGTCCCAGAAGGTTATTCAGTTAACCATTTCTTAACAGATAACGATGCATGGTTCTTGATGACAGATTGTCCTGACGGATTTAAACACTTCGAGAGATCTCCTCTTTCAACTTCTATGGAAGGTGACTTTGATACTGGCAACGTCAGATTCAAAGCTAGAGAAAGATATTCTTTCGGATTCTCAAATCCAAGAGCAGTCTTTGCATCACAAGGTGCGTAAATCCAATTAATTGGTAAAGGGAGCTTCGGCTCCCTTTTTTTTGGATTTTTTTATTAAACTGATATACAATCAAAGAACTAGGATTATTAACTTGTTCTATCGACTGACCTAGCAGACAAGCCGAGACTATAGAACTTATTTCCGAGGAGGAAATTATGGCGAATTCAACATTTAGTGGGCCAGTCAGGTCTGAAGGTGGTTTTGAACAAATTACAGTAGCAGCATCAACAGGTGCAATTACAACTAATTTTGATCTAGATGCAAGTGGAAATATTACTGACGTAGGTTCAATCGCATCTGATGGTGCTATTTCTACTACAAGTACCATATTAGGTAAGAAAGTAATTAATACAACTTTTAATGCTAGTGCTGCTAAATCAGAAGCTATAACAGCAGCTCAATCAGGAACTTTGTTTTTAATTGACGGCACAAATAATAATGTAATCACCTTACCTACTGTATCTACAGCAAATGTAGGAGTTCATTATGAATTTCAACTAACTGTAGCTGTAGCTAGTGATAAAACTACTACTATCGTGCTTCCAGGTTCTGCTGTATCAGCTTTCCAAGCAATGCTTTCTTTGGTTGCTGGAACAGCAGCTAACGCAGTAAGTGATGTAGCAGGAGATACCTTGACGCTAGTAAACTCAACCGTTCTAAACGCTAGAGTTTCTATGACTTGTGTATCAGATGATGGAACTAACTCCAAGTGGATGACTACTGCTCTATCAACACCAATCGCTACAGTAACTTAATAGGGAGTAGATTATGGCAGGATATTCAGATGTTAAGGCAGTTACTATAACTGCTGATACAGTGGCTTTAGATGCAGACGGAATATCAGTCGCAACTTCAGTTGGAAATAACGCAGCACTTGTAATAGGTGGTGCGTTAGCTTCAGGTGGTGCGGTTGCTCTCAGTCATGGAAGAATTGTAACAATTCTTTCTGCTGGGAATGATGCAGCTAAATCATTTACTGTAGTAGGTACTGATGTTAATGGAGACTCTCAAACAGAATCCATTACAGGTGCTAATGCAGGTACAGCCACTGGAACTAAATTCTTTTTAACTATTGCTTCAATAACAGCTGTTGGTAATCCAGCAGGTAATGTCTCAGCAGGAGTTAATGCTTCAGCAGCAGATGTTGTATTTGCAGGTAGAAGTAGACTTAAAGGAATTTATCTAACAAGTACAGCTACAGCAGGTACTGTTGATTTCTTAAGAACTTCTCCTAGCGGAACAAGTATTTTAGGATTGAGTTCTGTTGGTGATGCAGATGCTACAAGAGACGTGGTTATACCAGACGAAGGAGTATTATTTACTGATGGTATTTACGTTGAATACACAGTATCAACATTTTTAACCATGACAGTCTTTCATGCTTAAAAATGGTTAGCAGACAAAAACCTATTAGAAGAACTACTAAGGGTAAATCTGCGAACTACCGCCCCACCAAAAGTGGGGCAGGTATGACTAAGAAGGGAGTTGCAGCTCATAAGCGTGCAAACCCTGGATCAAAATTAAAAACAGCAGTTACTGGATCAGTCAAGAAAGGAAGTGCAGCAGCTAAAAGAAGGAAGTCTTACTGTGCAAGATCAGCAGGACAAATGAAGAAGTTTCCTAAAGCAGCTAAAGATCCTAACTCAAGACTAAGACAGGCACGAAAGCGTTGGAAATGTTAAATGGCTAAAGCAAAAAGTAAAGGTAAGATATGTCCATCGGGTAAAGCCTGGGCTAAAAGAACTTTTGATGTATACCCTTCTGCGTATGCAAACTTAGCTGCATCTAAATATTGTAAAGATCCCAACTACGCTAAAAAATCTAAAGCAAAGAAAATGAAGAACGGCGGACTTGTTGGTGGCGGAAGACAAGCTAGACAAGATAGGCGAATATAATGGGACAGCTTGCACAATGGTTGAAGGAAGAGTGGGTTGATATATCACGCAAGAAAGATGGTAAACATCCTAAGTGTGGCAGGAAGACAGCTGGTAAAGGTAAGTATCCTAAGTGTGTTCCAAAAGCTAAAGCAGCCAGTATGAGTTCATCGCAAAAGAAGAGTGCAGTGAAGAGAAAAAGAGCAGCAGGGAACAAAGGCCCTAAGCCTACCAATGTTAGAACATTTAAAAATGGTGGTTTTATAGCTAAAGGCTGTGGTAAAGTAATGAATAACAGAAGAAAAGTAACTACAATTAGTTAATACAAAGGAGAAGAATATGCCAATGGGAAAAGGAACATACGGAAGTAAAGTAGGAAGACCTCCTATGAAAACTAAAAAGAAAAAAACTAAGTCTAAGAAAAAGAAATAGGTATTTATAAATGAAAGGCGTTAAACATTATAAAAGAGATGGTACTGAACACAAAGGTAGTTCTCACAAAATGGCTAATGGTACTTTACATACAAATAAATCACATACTAAAACCAGTGTTAAGTTATTCCATTTAAAAGATTTAAGTAAGTCAGCCAAGAAAAAAGCTACATTAAAAAAAGGAAAGTAAATGACAACATCTAGTAGCACAGACTTTGAACCAGATGTAACTGAGTTTATAGAGGAAGCCTTTGAGAGATGCGGCCTAGAGCTTAGAACTGGTTATGATCTAAAGACAGCAAAAAGATCTATTAATATTATGTTAGCCGAATGGGCTAATCGTGGTCTTAATCAATGGACTATAGAACAAACAACTCAAACAGTTACCGAAGGTACTAATCAATATACTTTAAACTCTAATGTTATTGACATACTAGACTGTTCTATAAGAAGAAATACTGATGGAGCTAATCTTGACTTACAAATGTCGAAGATCAGCAGAAGTGAATACTTAAACATTCCAGCTAAATCTACCAAGTCCAGACCATCTCAGTTCTTTCTTGATAAACAAATAAGCCCTGTATTAAATATATGGCCAACTCCAGAAAACTCTACAGATATTTTAGTATTTAATAAACTAGTGAGGATGGATGATGCTGATACCGCCACAAATACAATGGATATGCCTTTTAGGTTTTTTCCTTGTTTCGCTGCTGGTCTTGCTTATTACATAGCTATTAAGAAAGCACCAGAAAGAGTTACTATGTTAAAGCAAATGTACGAAGATGAATTTGAAAGAGCTTTGTCTCAAGACGAAGACACTTCTTCTTTTAGGATTGCACCCTTTCTAAGACAC